ACTATAAAGCAATCTTTCATGTTCTGGTCTATACTCAACCATATTCTCAGTAAGCTCGTAATTCATGTCAGCTTTGACACGAGCTGCGGCTTCTTCTTTTTCTTTTGTTTCTTCACCAAGTATTTTTGTCTTAACAGGACCTGCGGATGGAAATGTCTCGCTCATAGTCTCTGCTTGGAACCGTATAGCGGCTTCGGCTAATACTGTAGAATACACCCCACACGCTCCGTCCCACGGCTCAGTACGCTCTTCATACTTAAACCCTAACACGTCAAGACCCTTTACAAACGTATCTGCCCAATCCTTGCGGCTATCTACATCAGAATCAACTGCGCCGATAATATCATTTGCAAGAGTGTTAAGCTCGCCTTCTTCTAATATCTCTGCAATGTTGCCATCAAACGGTATAGTGTCATCTGTATCTGCATCGGGGACTATTGTTATCTCCATACTTCCGTCGTCTAGAGTCACGCTTTCGGGATTTACAATTTCTATCTCTAACTCAGAGGTATTCATCTCTGCTTCTTCTAAACCTACAGGTGCTTGGTATAGTCCTTTTTCAATAGCCATTAGTAAAATCCACTTCCTCTACGTTTAAAATATCGAGTCTCTTCAGGCTCGTCGCTTGGTAGTCTTATAAACCCGCCCTGTCTAAATCTCATCAATGCCATCACGGTTGCGTCTACGAGGTCATCATGACTCATAAATGGAAATCCTGCAATCTCTTCTATTACTTCTTCTGCCCATCTTGTCTCTGGAACCCAACATAACCCAGACGCTACAATATCGGTTACAGAATTTAACCGTGCCATCTTATCGCCTGACCCTCTGTGCGGAGTAAACTCCGATACAGGTATACCCATTCTCCTCATCTCTTGATAGAGTGCCGTACCCGCACTCTTTTTCTCCACAATAAACGAATCAGGTTCCCACTCGCTATATTCATCCATAGCTAACTGTTTCAGTTCTGGAAACTCCATACGCTTCTTTATACTGTTTAACAGAATAATGTTGTAGTTGTCTACCTCTTCATTTAAAAACACACCCCAAGTTGTTAAAGCTGTGTAATCGGCACGGTTGTGTGTCTCTGCTGCCGCATCAAGAGACATAATAATATATTCACAAGCAGGGGGTTCGTCTTTCTTCCACATCTGCCACCACTCTCTTTTAACCACAGCGGCTTCTTCAGCTGTCGGTTCTTGTTGATACTGAGCGTTCCACTGAAACACAGGCATAGAAGCTTTAGTACGTAGTAACGCATCAAGGTCAAAGAACTCAGGCCAAAGCGGTTTTTGCATAGACTCTTTTGTTTTCTTGTCGATTGTATCTAAGATAGCGGGAAACTCGACAACCTCATATTGATCAGACCTTTCGTTCTGCGCCATGTCTCTCGTAACACGTCCTGTTAAGTCATCCATGTGCCAACGTGTTTGTATTATGGCAACGCGACCTCCAGGCATAAGACGGGTACGCGCACCGAATGTGAACCACTCGTAAGCTTTTTCGAACACTTCAAAGTTTCCATTAATGACATCTTGTTCAGAGTGGGGGTCATCGACGAGCAAGAGGTCAGCACCACGACCTGCAATAGAAGAACCAATACCACACGCATAATACTCACCTCCTGAATTTGTGTTCCAACGCCCTGCAGATTTAGAGTCGATGGCTAACTTCACAGTAGGAAATATGGCTGTGTAAGCGTCTGTGGCGATCAAATTACGTACTTTTCGACCAAAATCAACCGCTAGATCAGTCGTATGAGACACCATCATAACCTTTTTATTGGGGTTACGCCCCAAGAACCATGCGGGAAACATAATAGACACAAGCTGTGACTTACCATGTCGAGGAGGTATATTCACACAAATACGATCTTTTTCTCCTCTTTCGATGCCCATGAGCATATCTGCAAGTAACCTGTGGTGCTTTCCAACAATGTAATCAGGCTGCATAGCTTTACAAAATTCTATAAGATCATCGTAAGATGCTTGATTTATCTTCCGCGTACTCAATTCATCGACCATACGGTCAATCTCAGCAATCTCTTCGGTACTATATTGGTCTAGATTATTCAACATCTGTTGAATTTCTTCCTCAGTAAAGTCTAAAACAGGCTTATTCACTGTCTAAACCTAGCTCCTCGTCTACATTTAAGGGTTCTCCATCTATCACAACGGCATTTTCTACTTCATTTGCAGGATTTACAAGTTTTGCGAGCTTAGAACGCAGTTTTTCACGTAGATCATCCGTAGATTGGTGTGTTATGGTAACTTCTGACTTCTCTGCAAACAATCCTACGTCAGAAATCTTACCCAAAAGCTCCAAAGCACGTATTCTAACCCGTGGATCAGGGTTATCTGTCTCCAATAGTAACTTATTTGTCACTAAGTGACGTATCTGCACCGAACTTTCTACAACAGAACGTCCAAACTCCTGTAAAATACTGTTTGTCAAGAGCAATGAGGCGGGGGTAAGGGCTGCTAACTTGTTTGGGGTAGCTTTCTTAGAAGTTTTCTCAGGATTATCAGCATAAGCCGTAACAAGTTTAGCTGCTACATCCTTATCTTCCTTCGTTGGCTCCAAGTCCAACCCATGTCCCTCAAGTTCTTTAGCCGTATTGGCTGCTGACTCCACACGATCTTTTAAATCGACAGGAGGGACATTTTTTTCTAAAGGTACACCCATTTCAGGTTCTACTATTATAGTCATATTTGCTCGCAGGTTGTCACCGTAACGCATTATATAGTGAAAAAAATTTTTTTGTAAAGCGATTTAGAATTTATAGGGGGGGTGTTCCTATATAAAGGGGGGTGGGGGTCCAATCTCAAAAATTGCAGATTTATTTGAGTAAATTAATATTACATACAGAAGCACGCAACGCATTTCACAACGCGAGGGGTGGGGGTGGGTATGGTTGCCGATATCACGATTTGACATTTCTAGATAGGATCAAGCTAGTCTAGACAGATTTAGACAGGTCTAGACAGGTTTAAGCAGTTCTACTACGGGAACGCTATTGACAATCACGATTAAGTATGATCTAAGTTAATCATCGAAACGGCAGAGATGCCTGATCGGTATCTCTGATGAAAGTCATAATAATTATGTCTCCGTTTCGATAACGATAGGAGGTCATTATGACCAAATCACCTAAGACTACGGCTTCTTTTGATAAGAAGTTTTCTGAAACTTCGCTCGGTCATCTGAGCGACATTGGTTCTGCCGTCCGTACTACTCGCACGGTATCAGGTCCGCTTGCAAAAAGCCTATTCGACGACGGGTTTGTTGTAACGGATTTATACCCGCATAGTGGGCCGAATGCGCATAAATCTACCTGTACTAAGGTATGGTTTGACGAGTACTTGTTCCCTACGATTGCTTCTTTCGCAGGGTTTGAGGCCGCATTGTGGACTATGGACGACATCAAAGACGGTAAGCATGGCGATGATGTTATCGCAGCGAAGCGTGACAGGGAAGATGCTAAGAGCGACGTTTACAGCGTTCTAGCAAAAGCCCGTAAAGCTATGTTGTCTTTGGAAGAAAGCGGCGGAGCCAATACTTCTCGATCTGCAGAAGTTCGTATAGCAGATGAGGTCTCTAAGCTTATTAATTTAGTAGGCACTGAAGGCCTTGTTCTTAAGAACTTCAAACTCGATGACACGTTTGACGTGCTTGGTGGGCTTAACTTCTCACAGACACTGAAAGCAGTCAAAGCGATTGCAGACGGGAAGTTAGAAAAGTTCGAGAAAGAGCTTGACCAGTCTTAGACAACAACGAGGTAGGCACAATCTAGTGCCTACTTCACGCAACATCTACCAAGAAGTTCTGTATCGTTGTAAGGCACAGCGTAGACTAACAGAACTTCACAAACTTCGATACAAGCGCAAGCTTGTGAAACTTCTTAGAAGTTATGAACGATCTAAGGATAACGAGTATCGGAGTTTACGGTAACAACAACGGGGCAGGCACAGTCGGTGCCTGCTTCACTCAACATTAATATAGGAGGCAACAATGCCAGAACTAAAAAGAAAAGTTACAGGTATAGATACCACAACAGGTATTGTACACTGTAGACCAAGAACACTTAGTGCAATAAGTATACCAGACTTAATAGACAGTCGTATGCACGAGGTGCAAGAGAAGGTAGACGCGACAATGACAACGGTAGACCCGTTTATTGTAGGAGATACTGAATGTGTGGCGTTACGAGAATACTACGAAGAAGTAGAAGCAGCGGCTTGGACACACGTTCCTGATCCTTTACCTGAAGAGGGACACGCGGACATGCCTGACAATACTGCTATGATAGTAACAGTAGATTGGTATAAAGAATATCTTATGCAAGTTGAAGTAATGAATTTGTTACATAATGTTGCACAGGGTATATTTGAAAGCCAACACAAAATCTTAAACATACAACTTAAGGTAGAGTTATAATGGATTATGAACCAAATTTTCTTATGGCTTGGTTGAAGAACATAGTAGCAGGGTTAATTACTTTTGCTATTGTGGTGCTAATAATATTCTTCTTCTGTTTACTATGAGTCATTGGCCCCTTCGGGGGCCTTTGATACC